AGGCTCTAGTTTCGGCTAGGGCCTTTTTATTTCCCACCACCGCTTAGGCTTCTGCGCCTCATTAGCCGCTTCAATAATCGACACAAGCGCCTCTCTGCGCGCGTCACATGCCTGTAGATCGGCTTCCTGCTGGATTGAGTATGTCGCAAGCCTTCCAACCGTTAGGCCATCCACGGGCGGTCTCTCAGTCTTGTGGCAGGTCTTTAGGCTTTCCGGCACCGTTATCTTGAGCGTTGGTTGAGTGTGAGCGCAGGCCGTCATGACCAGCAGCCCAAGCATTGGCAACGTCAGGCGGCACAAGTGCTTCACCTGAAGGGAGAGCCTCGATTTGCTTTTCGACATAATGAACCTCATTCGTGATACGGCGCTCAGTCAGCGTCACCCGATCCACCGCCTGCACCGTGGCTTCACTCACGACAGATTGAGCCTTGGCAATCTCAGCCGCTTTTTTGGCCTTGCGTTCTTCGGTTTGCAGGTGAACGATATAAAACGCCACTGCAAACATGGATGCAAGCAGGCCACCGATTAGGTAGAGGCGGAAGGTCATGGAATAATCCTTAAAATGCCAAGGCCACCACATAGCAGCCTTGGCTTGTTACGGTTTATTGGTTGCGCAATTTCTCACGCAAGGCATAGCCCATAAGCGGCCAGATTTGACGCACAGCATCTTCACGAGCAAACTTGCGGCCCAATTCCTCGTTGAAATTGAGAGCGTCAGCAGGTGCGGTTTTTCCGAGAACTATGAAGCCATTTGAAAGCGTGATGACGCAGATTGTCAACAACTTGTGCGCTTCATGCACTGGTTGCCCCAATGCGTCCAAAGCATCGCTTGCAATAAACGTGTTTTCAGCCGCAATGTTCGCCTCAATGTCAGCTAGGGAAACCCTAGTCTTTTGTGAGACCGCAACAGCGGATGATTGGGCTTCGGTTACTTCAACAGATTGCATGACTGTATCCTTTCCAGACATATGCAAAAACGCGATTCCGTCGCGCACGGTTTAAGCACCAATTATTATGGTGCCGAAATGCTACAAAGCAAAGCAGCCACCGCAATTCCTAAAACGGCATTGGCTGGCAGTGCTGAATTTGAAGATGACCAGCATGTGCGAGTTTGAGAGGCGTCGTTCAATACCACAGAAACCAGCGCCGTAGGCTCAAATCCGTCAGCGATAATTGAGTCAAGGTTTTCGGTGAATGTCTTGATTAGGCGTGCCCGAATGTCATTCCGTGCATCCGTCGCGCCGAAGGCCAACACTACATTATCTGTCATGCCACCACCTTCAACAGATTAACGGGGCTATTAATCATCGGCACACGGAATTGAGGCGCAATGATGATACAGCCGCTTGATGCCGACCGATTGCCTTTGCCGTTGTCACCGTGGATCTGAAACGCAGATCGACCAAATGTGTTTGTTCCCGGCATTGGTTCAAGGCGTGAAATGTTTTTGCCCGTGCGAGCCGAGCGCGCTTCAAGAGGACCAATGCGCCACATACCTTGAGGGATGGGCCCCGTTGCTACAACGTGCTGCATGGCCGGATTATTCAGGCCCTCGCCTTTACCGCTGTAACCGCCGCAATAGCGGTTTCCATCAGGATCAAGCATTAAGCCTGCCGACTGGTCCCACGTCCAAAATTTGTCAGTCATCCGCCTTGTCCTTCTCGTTGATATTTACTTCCATTCCGCCCGGTCCTTTGACCGATAGCGACGATATGCCTTGCCGCCCTAAAAATAGGGACAGGCCAAGAAGACCTAGCACAAGCAGCATTCCTATCCCTAAGAACTGAATGCGCTGTTCGGCGGTTTCTAGCGGCCAATTGCCAAGCCATAAGATAAAAACCAAGCCGCCCGCAAACAAAGTGAGTGGGATCGGCGCGCCAATTCTGATGCCATCGGCAACCCATCGCCACCCCGGAAACTTCCAATTCATGACAGCTTCACATGCGCTTGGAGTTGAGCCTCCAAAGCTGCAATCCGTTTTTCAAGATCGGTGTTGCGCGTTTGGCAGGCTTCCTCAGCCGCTTCCAGTTTGGCAATCTTCACGAGCAATTCAGACACAGCGCCAGGCACAATCACGCCACGATTGAACAGCCAATAGGACGCCAACCCAAACAGCACCGTAAAAGTCACAAACCCCGGATTATTCGCCGCGTTTGTCAGAGCGTTTACCAATACGCTTTCCATCATGGTCTGCCCTTATATCGTGCAGCCACCCGACCAGCCCCACTAAGGCCGCTCCCGTTATGACTATGAAGGCCAAAACCCATGCCATGCCTGCCCACCAACTGACTAAGGGCAGTGCAAAGCAGGCCCAAACACGCAACCACCATAGCGGAGTTTGTCACAAGAAAATAGGCCAAAGTTGCGCCCTCTCCAATTCCTGCAATGTGATAGGCCACATGGGACATGAGACTAACACACATAGCAAAGCCAGCCACATGCAAGCCCGTGCGCCGCTTAGCCTTCATCAGAACCCAACCAATGACACCAAGTGTCACCATGTCACAGGCAGCCGTCAGAACCGTCAGGGATGGCGCTACAAGGCCAAGGACAAGTTGGCCATATAGGACAGTGGAAAACGACATGAACAGCACTGTGCCTGCCACCCTAAGCCGTCCACCCGCTGCATAGGTGGCAAAGACAACGATGGCCGCCAAAATGAATATGGCGACCACATGGGCTTGAGGCTCTATCATTGGGTGTTGCCACCGCCTAACGTGGCAGGATCGACACCAGCCATGTTTGACGCCTCGACTAGCACGCCATGAATTTGCCCAACCGACAGATAAGCATTGTCCAAACCAGCCAAGGCATAATTAGCCGCTTCGGAAAATTCGGTCTGGTTTTCGGATTGAAATGGGGCGATATGATTGCGAACACCGAGCCGATTGCTTGGCGTTGGGTTGTTCTTGTAGGCCTGAAACGCCATAGAGATGGCTTCAAAGTCTGGCATATCTGGCATTTGCTTGCTCCTTGGTTGAGATTATCGGATTATGCGAAAACGCGTTGATTTGGTTATAGCGCAGTCACATCAACAATTGTAAGATTGCCCGTGGTGTTGGTCGGGTCGTATCTTCGACTGTTGGCAACCGTTCCTTGCGGGAAGGCTTGCGTTACCGCCGTGACGTTCGTTCCAAGCTGCAAGTGGTCGTGAGGTCCGTTAGTGTAGGACGCCGGAGGCGTTGGCCTCAGCGATTGCATGGGGCCAATATAGACATTGTTGGTCAGGCCAGCGCCCGTGGACGTGATTCGCACCGCCGAGGCAGACAATTGCGTAGGCCATAACCAGATATTGCTGTATCGACCGCCGCCGATAGAGACTTCGCGCGCATCGTTGACCCAAAGCAGACCGCCGCCTGAAATATCGTATCCCTCAATAAAGCCAATGGTCGTTTGAACCGACGCATTAGCCGTAGAGAGATTGCCAGAGTTGATGACAACCGCATCACCAAGCGCGCCAACCGCAGCAGAGGGATTGCCCGGAACAGCGCCATGGTTACGGACCGTAATGCGGTCAATGTGGACCTGACTTGTGCCGGAAAGTAGCACGCCAGCATGGCCGCTTGTCTCTTGCGCGCAACGTTCGGCAAGGATGCTGCCCACACGCACCCGCGCGTTGACCCGAACAGCGGGTGCGGTATCCGATGCCGTGTCACAGTCAAAGAGCACACCAGTCCGCGCGCAGTCATAGACCTCGATCGCCTCAGCGTAGATGTCGTAGTTGTCTTTGAAGGCGGCGAAACCAAATCGGCAGTTGGTTGCCTTCATGACGCCCAAGCAGGTGACGCCGCGCATTGCCGACAGATAGAAGCCGTCACCGCTGATGTTTTCGGCAGTCATATTGGACAGGACAATGTTGCTATGCGTTGCACCGCCGCCCGTGTTCTCGAACACAAGACCGTGAAAGTCGTTGCGTGCGCCGCTTGTGTAGCTTCCCCGCACCGTGAATTGGTCGAGATAGATGTTATCAGCGCCATCAGCCACCAAGATCATGTGATCCGATGTGTTCGCGATTTTCATCACCGAAGTCCGCGAAGAATCGCCAAGGATGGTGGTGTTGCTTTGTAGAGTGATTCGGCTTGCAAAAGTGTATTCGCCAGACCCAAGGCAGATTATCCCGCTTGCCGCCCGTGCAGCCGTGTAAGCCGCGTTGTTTTGCGCGCCAGTTTTAGAAATGCCGCCACCGAATTGCTCCAGCGTGACAAACACATTTCCGCTGTAGGTCGAAGCAAACACCCCCGACCAAGTGCGGGTTGCGGCGCCCGCCGTGACTTGAATATCAAACGACGCCGCGTCAGCAGCCCACCAAAGCCTTGCAACAGCGCCCGCTAGTGTGGTAGGCTCACCCGCTGCATTGGTTGTCAGCGACGTTCCTAACGACGTTGCGAGCGTGCCATCGGAATAAACCGCCTTTGGCGTCGTTGTGCCAGCTTGGTAAAAGTTGATTGTCGCCCCTGATACTGGATCGCCATTGGCGTCAAAGACTGGCCAGAGACCGGGGACGATTAAAAGACCTGCCATTGTTTAGGCTCCTGAGAGAGGGTGTAATTTGCGAGAACCGATAATCAACCCAGATGCGTGGTGGAAAATCTTATTCTGGGTGATATTTTTTTCCGGCATGATTGGCGTCCACATGGTTGCGAAATGGGTGTTTACTGACCTGTTGGGTATCTTCCCATTGCGTTGATTTGGTTGCCCGTCTGGATGCCGATCTGAGAACCGATAAGGCCTTTAATCACGCTCGGAATTTTGTCAGGCTCACGAGCGGCCAGCGCTTGAAGTTTTGCCAAGTCAGCAGGCTCAACACCTAGACGCACAAGTGCTTCCATCTCTGCTTCGGTGAAAGCGTTAATGCGACGGAAAGCAAAATCCATTAGCTTGGTTGTCCATCCCATTGGGGTAGTTGGAACACCGCCAATGTCTGGCATATCGGTTGCACGCAATTGCGTCTGACTGCCAGTGTTAGGCGAGATGAAGTCAGCGTTACGAGCGCGGCCCACCTCAATTTGAGCGGCGCGTGTGATGTCCTGAGTTGGTGCGCCCATTGCGTTTAGACGCTCTGCCATGTTTGGCCGGAAGCCAAGCGCGTTCACAGTTGCAAATGGATTTTCACCAATGCGCTGTTGCAATTGCGCTTGACCGCCCGCCAATACATTAGGCCTCGCAGAAGCTGGAAGCGCGCTAACATCATTTGCAAGCGCAGCGGGAAGGCGTGACGGCGCAAAACCACCAAAGCCAACATCTAGTGCATCAGCACCTTGACGGGCTTCACGGGACGCCGCACGGGCTTGTGCGATCTGTGGCGATTGGGCTTGCAATGCTGTGTCAAACTCATTGCGAAGTCCGCTCATTGCCTGACCAACAGACCGCGTGCCAGCGTTGCCGTAAAGGTCGCTAGTAACATCACGCAGGCTGCGATAGATTTGCTCAGCAACAGGTGTTGAGACTTCTAGCCCCTGCATCTTGGACACGTTGCCAGTTTGCAAGATGTTCGTGATGGTATCCAAAGCTGCCACGTCATCTTGACGTCCGCTTAACTCAGCAACACGGCGTGCATTGGCAATTGCCGCTTGTGCATCGGATGGCCGCAATGATTGCAGCATTTCAGGCGTGACCGTAATCCGTTGGTTTTGGATTGGGCCATAGTTAAAGTCATCGACCGCCTTGATGTTATTTAGTGCCGCAGACTGAGATGCAGGAAAGTCAACATCGCCGCCTGTCATTTGACGAACGATGCCTTGAGCGCGATCTGGTAATGCTTCACGGGTTTGTGTGCGATAATTCAGGGCCAACTCTTGACCGTCATCGCCTGCCGATGCAGCGGCGCGCACAGTGCGCTTGCCAGAGTTACGCATCACATCAAGCAGCGGTAAAGGATCGAGGCCCAGACGGTTTGCCTCGTCAATAAGTGCTTGCGCGTCAGGGCGGACCTTATCCACCACCTTGCGAGCAGCCTTAACCTCAGGCTTGACCTTGCCCTTACCAGCCAAGCGACGGACGCCGCTAACAACAGCGCCACCAACGCGCGCAACAGGCTCAGCCGCAGCGCCACCAACAGCGCCATAAAGCGCATTCTCAGCCGCCCGACCTTCGCCAGACCCATACACCCCGCCTGCAACAGCGCCACCGCCCGCAGCTACAGCCGTGCGTCCACCGAAGCGTGCGACTTTGCCGCCAACCGATCCAGCACGAGGAGCCAAAGCCGCAGCAACACGAGGCGCAGCTTTAGGTGCAACTCGCGCTAGTGCCTGACCGCCTGCCTTTGCAATCGTGCCGCCCGTGACCATGCCGCCTGCAATCTCAATGCCTGTGCCGACTAGGCCAGAGCGCGCACGGGCTTGGTCGATAGCGTCAATTTCTGCCTGCCTGTTCTGACGATAGGCGTCAGCGATAGGGCCAAGTTTACCCTGCCGCACCGCATCAGGCACACCCATAACAGCGCCCATTGCACCCATGATGCGTGGCGATTGACCAAACGCAAAGCCTTGTGTCGCAAGTCGTTGAGCGTCGTTTGCGTCGGTGAGGTTGACGTCAACGCCAGCCACCTTGACGCGCTTGGGAATGACGTAGTTTGGCTTTTGCCCCGCAGGACGTCCACGATTGGAAAAATCAGGTGCACCTTGATTTACAGGCTTGCCGCGTGAGGAAAAGTCAGGACCAGCCATTAGCGCACCTTTGTGTAAACTTTGCCATCGGCAGGATTGACATACTGAGAACCAACGGGAAGCCGATTAAACTCAGCCTCATTTCTTGGACGTGCAATGTTGCGTGATTGGCTTTGTGCTTGCGTGCGAGGGTTATAAACTGGACCGCCCTTTGGTCTAAGCGGCGAAATACCAGCAAGTGGACCAGTTGCGCCTGGACGTGGAGGGCCACGATAAGCGCGAGACGCAGGGAAAACAGGTTCACCACCAAGAGCCGCAACAGCGCCGTTTAACATTTGTTCCCGACGCCTTGCCTTATCTCGTAAGGTTTGTGGGCTATCACCAAGCTGAGGAAGTGCTGCTTCAATCATACGGCGACCTTCGCTTTCGGTTACCGATGCACCCGACAAGATCGGCAAAATTGCGCTTTCAAATGCCTTGGATGCAGATTGATAATCCTGATATTGCTGCCCACCAGTAACACGAGCAGCCACACCACCAACAACGGGAACGCCGCTTAATGTGCGCGCTATTGGATTGTTGTTGAAAGAGTTGCCGACATATTGTTCACTTGCAACAAGCTTTCTATGTGCTTCCAACGCCGGATCAAATGTTAGGTTGATGCGGCCCCGCTGTTCTGCTGAAGCTTGCACGCCTTTTGTATCGGTGCCATCACCACCAGATTTACCGCTTTTAATCGGTTCATCTGCATAAACGGTGACACCGTTTCTAACGACAACGCGACGGCCAGTTACCGTATCAATTCCTGTGCGACCTTCCATTACCGTCCCCCATCATCCCATTTGACACGACCGCTTTGCTGACGAACGGGAGTGCCAGCAGGTGCATTATAATCAACCTCACGAGCCTTGATTGCGTTTTCCTCAATCTCTCTCGCATTGGTTAACGTCTGCCCGCGCAGTGTTGCCCCTACGGTTGCTTGTGTGTTGGGGCTGATAGTTATAGGAACAGGCTTGCCAATAGTCGTGCCAGCGTTGGTTGGCATAACGCCGATTGCCCTAAACGATCCGCCGGTGTCTCTAATTTCAGGCGGGCGATATTGCTCAAACGTGCCAGTAACGCGCACTGCTTCTTTTGCCGCTTCTTCAGGATTGCCCAAAGCAATTTGAACCCGCAAAGCGCGTCGCAATTTTGGCAAGTCATTGATATAATCGTCTAGCTTGGTTGCTGACAGATCAATGTTCAAGTCTTGCAATGTTTGCATAACTGCGCCTGGCAATTGGTCATCAGGCAAATTGATAAGCGCGCCAGAAATAACGGCAATCTGTTCCCGACCCTTTTTTTCCTCAGCCGACATATTTTTACGGCGCAAGTTAATGCGGTCGTTTAAATAAGTGTCGTCCCCGCGTTCAGCAGCATCTTGAATTTCAAAGTCCAAGATTTCTTCTTCAGTCGGCATTGCTCCGCGACTAACAGCGCTTGCGGTATAGCTTGCGCCTTCCTTGCCCGTTGCATCGTCAATAAAGGTTTGTCCTTGAACTGGTTGGTTCAATGGCGCGCCACCCGTCATAGGTGCAGCAGGTGCGGCTTGTGCAGGTGCAGGCGTGCGATTTGGAAACATTGTGCCCTTGATAAATCCAGCACGATTTTTAGCGCGCATCAATTCAAGTTGACGCGCAGCCTCAGCCCGTTGAGCTTCAGCCTGTGTTTGTCCAAACTCAAACTCTTTCATTTGCATTTCACGCTGCTTCATTTCCATCTCACGCTGAAGCATAGCGTTCTTGGCGTCTTCTTGCTGACGTTTGCGAGCATCCCCGCGCGGATCGCCTAAAGCGTTTTGGACGCCCGAATAAGCATCAAAGAAGGCGTTAATGCTCATTGGAACCCCCGAGGTGCGTAGTTGTTAATTCCGGTGTTGCGATAATTGCCCCAGCCTGATGTAGGTGCCTGACCCATAGAACCGCCACCGCCAAACATGCCAGATTGATTTGCAAACCAGTTGCCAGCACCCAAAACCGCACCGACACCAGAGGCGTTAGCCTGCCCGCGTTGCTGATAGCTTGAGGCCAAAGCGTTGGCATTTGCCGTGCGTGCGTTGGCGTTGTTATTCGCCATGTTTTGCCCCGCTGATTGCAAGGCGTTAACCGCACCCGTAGGCGCACCCTCAAGGCCAGAGCGGAACCGATAGAAGGCGTCTTGAGTAAGGCCAGTCAGAGCCTTTCCCATAGCGTTAGAGGCGGAACTATCAAGGCCCTGCCCCTTTGCCGAAAATGCCGCATTGGTTGCGTTAATCACGGGCTCATAATTCAGAAGCGCTCTATCAGCCGAGGCGTTAAAGTCTGACAGCGGATCAAATGGTTGCCCGCTTACTTGGCCTTGTGGCTGTTGCGTTTGTTGCGATTGGAACAATGGCAGTTGACGCCCTTCACCTCGACCATGGGTGTCGTAGTGAATTTGCCCGAAGTCCTCAATACCGCCGTATTGCCCACCAGATGCCTCATAGGCGGCTAACAGGTCAGGATTGGCCCGCACATAGTCGCCATAGTTTGGTTGGCCTGCATTGCCGTCATAAACGCTTTGTTGTCCCATCATGTCGCTGGATTGGATGCCATACGAGCGGTCAGCCATGTTGCGACGTGCGAGGTCGGAGCGCTGGAACGGAAGCCAGTCTTGACGGGTTTGGTCGTATTGCCGACGCTGTTCCGCAATGTTTTGATCTGTTGCCGATTGTGCGGCTTGTGCGCTTTGTTTTGCGGCCTTTGACTGTTGGTTAGCGGAATAAATTCCACCAGCAGCGTTTGCAGCGGCCATAACGGCCATGGCAGTCGTAATGCCCATTATGTCACCCTTTTGAAAAAGCCGCGCTCACTAGGCTTGTAGCCTGCTTTGCGCAGTTTTGCTTCTGTTTTTTCGTCATGATCTGCGCCTAAGGTGGACATTTGCACACCGATAGCGCCGTTATCTTTTGCCCATTGCTCGAAGGCTTCCAAGAGCGCCAAGCCTTCACCCGCACCCCACCAAGCTAACTCCACCGCAATCTTATGCTGAGGTGAAGCCCAGACAGGCCCCATGAAGCCAAAGATGACCCCGCGTTCACCGACAAAGCACGAGCCGCTATCAATGGCGTTCTCTAGCGTTGAACAGATAGCCACATCATCGCGCTCAATGCCCATTGAAGCCCAAGGCGTCATTGACCAGAACTGAACCGCAATATCCATCAGCCGTGGTAAATCATCAGTTGTCGCTTGCCGGATCATGTTGCTTTAGCCGCCCTAAAATCTGCATAAGCCTTTGAAATAATCTCATCACCTGAAGCGCGTGCAACTTCTAGGCGATAAGTCACGTCGCCAGTAATGCCGACCGTTGGCCTTGCAGCGTCGAGCGTGGTTGGATCGTCAATGAAAACATCAGCGTCATTAGCGCCGTTTCCTTCACCCAATCCGGACCAAGTGCCCGTGTAAAGGTCGTTTTTTGTGCCGCCCGATGTAAGTTGCTCTGTGATCCAGAACGTGCCGAAAAACTGTGTCCCGTTGGCGATTTTAGTCAAAGGATAGAGCGCGTAAATTGCCGTTGTATCAAAGCGCAAAGTCCCCGCCGTAATGCCAGTTAGGGGCACCGCTGCGACAATAACCCGTGTTCCAGAGTTGCAATCAAACTCGACATTGGGAGCCGACCCAGAAGCCAACCCAGAACCCGCGCTATTTGCTGTAGCTGCAGCGGTTGCGGCTTGGATGACTGCGGCAACCGCTTGGCTTTGTGCCTGCTTGACCCCTGCGATGTTTTGTTGCCACCAGCGCGCAAAGTCAGCCGATACCGTGCCATCTGTGTTCTGGATTCTCATGCCACGAGGTAACGGGGGAATAGCCACTAGAACGCCTCCCCGACATAGACCCCAGACACACGACGCGGAACAGGATCAGACACCATCAGCTCGCCAATGATGCCAGGCGGCTTGAATTGCCCAATTCGGTTGAACCTCACCCGCTTGTTATATTCACCCTGTTGACCCAAAGCGCCTTGACGCCACGGCCCGTAAACCTGCCCACCATCCCGTGAGAACCGCACTTGAACCAGCGGACTTGAGCCCTGCCCTGTCAATGTGGCGTAGCCTGTGACCATATCCACCGTCAGAGCCCCAAACACAGGACGTTGCCCAATAATTGCTTGGCCAAAGGTTAAAACCCCCACAATCGGTTGACCATCATCGGTGAACTTCGATGCAGACAGTGTGTAAATTGAGCCTGTCTCCACGTCACCTACTAGAGGGAAATTATCCCAGCCGATGCAGCCCAGCCCCGGCAACCAGCGGTTTTGACCATAAGTCAGCCATTTTGCCCACCGATCCGTGGTGAGGTCATAAACAAATGTCCCTTGATCCCCAATAGTGAGGCAATAAAACACATGACCTTGCCAAGCAAAGCCCCACGCATAAATATCAGCCACATCTGCATCAGCTAGGCGCTCAGCAATGAAGTTATCCGAGATGGCTTGCGGCACATCGGAGCCACGATAGATAATGCGGTCGTCACCCACCCAAATCGCGGTGTTATCCAAGGCTACAATCGTATCACGCGACAGACAGCCCCGCTCATAGGACCGCCCGACCTCCACCGCAAACGGCGCAGTTGAATCACCAGAGGCATAACGGAACTCAATTGACCGCTCGCCAAAATCCCAAATCCGGCCCGAAATGATGGCGCACCCTAACAGCCGATCGGTTGAACTGGACGCACTGTCAAAGTTGCCATCCCAGACCGTAGGAGCCGTGTCAGACTGATAGAAACGGCGCTGCGTGCCACCCTCGACACAAAGCCAATAACCCGCCGTATAGCCCACCCAAATTGGATTGGAGAAGGTAATCGTGCAAGTAACTAAAGCCCCGCCCGTAGAGTATTGCAGGCTCACCCCGTCGGCAATCATGATGCCAGCAAGGTTGCCCGCGATGATAACCCGACCAGAACCCGCAACAGAGCCGATATTGGTTGCAACACCCGCTTCGGAGATCCGATAGACCACATTGGCAATAACGGCGATCAAGTCACCATTCAGGCACCCCGGCGCGCGGAACATGCCCCGAAGCGCACCTGCACCAGCGCGGAACAATTCTAAGCCGGGGCGCGGCATCCACATTTCACCGTTAGGGGTAACGGCGGACTTTTCCCAATAATAATTCTCCACCCGTGCTTCAGGCAATTGTGCGTCGGTGCGCCTGTAGGCAGATGATCCGATACTCAGATTAGGCATCCAATTCCCCCAACCTAAAGGCCGAATCCAACATGCTTTGCGTTAGCTTCTCGATTTGATAATTCGTTGCACCACCTGCCCCTTGCGGGATCAGGCCAGTGATTGCGCCGCCTGCACCTTGTGGAACCGACACATTGACCGCGCCGCCCGTGCCTTGCGGGATCAAAAGAAGGTTGCTTGCCTCGACAATACCCGAAGCGCTTAGCGTCAAAAGCCCCAGCGTGGCGTTTAATTGCCCGTTGGTATTGACGCCCGCAAAAGCTGTTGACGACAGCGTTAAGCTGCCAAGTGAGGCGCTTAATGTGCCCCGAATAGAAACTCGACCAGTTGAAGCCGAAGTCAGCGCACCAAGCGTATTGACTGCCGCCCCAGCTACCCGCACCGCACCAGCAGAGACAGACGTCAGCGAGGCTAAGGTTACGTTTAGTTGGCCAGTGTTTAGAGACCCAACAACGCCAGCCGACGCCAAAGTCAGCGCGTCAAGATTAGCGGTTAAAGCGCCCGCAACACGAACAGCACCCGCCGACGAAGATGTCAGAGCGCCTAGTGTGGCCGTTAATGTGCCTGTGACCCCCGTTGGCGCCGTGCCACCTGCAAGGACGCCAGTTAGAAGGTAAATGGCTGACATCTAAACGCCCACGCTAGTCAGAGGATAGCCAAAAGGGGCCAACCGAAGCCAGCCCCGCAGGCGATTAGGATGGGAAGTTAAACTCAAGAACAGAAAGATTTGCCTCAGGATCGTCAACACGAGACAGAAGCGTTGCTGGCGAGTTCACGACATCGTAAGGGCGAACCCGCACGGTGATGTCTTCAGGTGGCGTTCCAACAATGGTTGGGACATAGCCGTGCAGAATCGTCACGGTTTCGCCATTGTCTTCAGTGGTACCAGCCGCTTCGTGAATTGAAACAATCTCGTTCGTTTCAACATCACGAACATTTACCACAACGTATGCTTGCTTAGTGGTCATTGAATTGCCTCCTTAGGCGTGGACAGTAAAGCCGGACACGTCACCCAATGCGAGGCCGGTTGCTGTATTGTCGGTCAGGCCGCGTGCAGCCGTCACCATGATCATCATTCCCGTCGAGAACCCAAGGCCGCCATCGAACGACAATTCAAGCGAGCCACCTGCTGCGATAGGTCGCTCAAAGTTTGCAGACGTGGTGCCGGGGGTTACAGACGTGGCGTTAAAGAACTTCACCCACCGAACGCCCGCGGATGTGTTGCAGAGGTTGACGGCCAGTAATCGACCCGCGCCGCTCTTGATTAGCGCGCCCGCAGGTGTGGCAGGGGAAGCAACGTTGATAAACGTGCCCGCCCCCGTCGCGTTGGCGCGATACTGGACGCCGACATCGCCAATCGCGTTTGTGCCAGCGTTTAAGTTGGCCGAAACCGCACCAATAACAGATGTAGGCACGGGATTGACGCTGCCCTGCGTCCTGAAGCCCTGAATGTAGACCGACTGATTGGGAAATTGCTCAACCGACACATGGCCAAGCGTCCAAGTCGTGGTTGATGCCGGAGCCGTGGTGCCGTTGAACGACCAAAGAAAGACGTAAAACTGCGTCGTATGTTCTGGAATGTTCTCATAGCGGGATGCGCGCGATGCAAAGTTTGGACTTGTTGAGGTTGCGCGCACCGCGTCCATAAGCCAGACATCTCGGCCTGTAATTTCGTTTTGGAAAACGATACCAGCGCCAGTTGTCGAGTTGACTGTTGCCGCCGTGTCCCCAGCGGCCCAGCCATTGCGCTGCGTGTCCCAATTCAAAACAGTAGCAGTCGTCCCTGTAAACAGGTTGCGAACGTAATTGCGACCAAACAAGGTCAGCGTGCCAGTGCCAGAAGCAGGCCAGCCAGCAACGGTAAAACGGATTGTATCGACGCCGGGGATTGAGGCGATGGCATAGCGACCGGGAACGCCCGCAGCACCCGTGATGCCGCCAAGCAGCACGAATTGGCCGACCATCGTGGCGTTAAAGCCGTGCGCGGTCAAAGTCACGTCAACCGTGGTCGAGTTGACAATATTGTAAGCCAAGCCTTCGCCAAGCAAATCAGCCAGCAAAATGGCAAAGTTCTGGTTCGCGATCCGCTGCGAGGTGATGATTGACGCACGAAGCCTCATAGAGCCGTCATAGGCGTTGACAGAGCGCGCTAAAAACTCAGCGTTGGCCGTCGTGCCAGTAAGGATATTGAGCGAACCAGCGCCTTGGTTATAGGTGACGCCCGTCCCCACGCGGGGAGATTGGTCAAAGAAAACATCCAAAACCGACGATCCCACCGCGCTAAAACCAGCGGTTTCTAGGCGCTGTTGCGAGGCGGTCGGTAGGAAGTTATGGTTTGACAGGTCTTGGCCGTCAGGCGTGATAAGAACACCCGCCGCAGCAAAGCCCGCAGCCGTGTTATGGCCCGCTAGCTGATCGGTGCCAGCGCCCGTATTCGCTTTTGCGGTTAATGTGTCCAAAGCCATTTATAAGCCCTCTAAGCGGTAGCCAACACCGTGGCAGTTTGTAATTGAAAGCCCGTGCGGCTTTAGTTTTGCTTTGGTCTTGACGATGATCACATCGACATAAGACCGCGTTCCAAATTCATCCCGCAACATGTCCAGAGTGCAGACCCGATTGGACCGGAGAAGCCGATACAAATCCGTCTGCCGCCGTGACAGACCGTATTTGAACGCCTCAACCTCAATCGTTTCGTCTGGATCAGCGTCGTGTTCTAGCTGCGCCTTGAGGTCTTCGATTTTGTCCTCAAGACGCGCTATGACTTCATGACACCGCTGGACTGTTTGCGGGTAGGCCAATGGCTTATGCGTTGCCGTCAGTGAGCGTGTAGGTCGTAATCGTGACCTGCTGGCCAGCAGTGATTGATGCGCTGTCAAGCGTCATATCGCCACCGCCGCCCGTTGCCGTCACAGTGCCTTGCGTGTGGCAGGTTGCGCCTTGCTTGAGGCGGAAATGACCAGCCGTGCCAGTCGCATCAGCCGTTAAATCTTGCCATGTGCCTGCAAGCGCTTTTGCGCCAGAAGCAGCCGCAGCCATCCAGTCAGAAGGCAAAACCATAGTTGCCAGAACCGTGCCGCTATCAGCCGCTGCACAGTTTGCAGGGGGAGAACCAGAGCGGATTTCCAGCGTTGGCGACGTGCCGATTGCGGTTTCGATAGCGTCAAGGCGAGCGTTGCGCACCGCAACAGAAAGTTGAATGGCCATGGTAGTTCCTTTAATTCAGGATTGCTTGATCTTCCAAATCCTGAAGTCTGTTTTTTTGACGAGAGATTAAACGGGATGCAATTGCCGCATCGCGTTGTAAATCTGCGGTTACTGGAACTTGGAACTTGCGCGCAACACGAAAGGCAAGCAGATCGCAAAGCGCCTGATCATATTCAACCCCAAGCGGGCTATCAGTGTCATCAGTGATGGCTTCTACCACCAACCAAACAGCCTTGGACCCTACGTAAATATAGAGGAAGTTATTGCCGCCTGATGTAACAGCCACGCGGTCGCCATGGCGCGGAGGCAGGCCACCATCAACCAAGGCAGGAAGGTTTAGGGAAAGAAACCCTGTGCCCGCCCACAAAATGCGTTCATTCATCTTCGGTGTATATGGCGACACCGTTACAACTACATCATCTAACCCACCAGCAACGCCAAAGCCTGGAATAGCCTTAATCATGTTTTTAAACGATGTAAGGCAAGTGGCTTGATCTTGCGCTGACACGGTTTCACCCGCAGCCAAAACACCTAATTGCTCTAGAGCTTCTTGAATGATGTCGCTAACGGTCATTCATTAGCCCTCCAAGGCTTCGTCAATCGCCTTCTGGATACGCTCTGCGCCCCAGCGACGATCTATCTTAATGCCCAATTCTTCCGCCATCTGACGCAAATCAGGCATGTCAACAGGCTTTGCACCCGATGAAATTTCAAACCAAGGATTGTCAGCCGCCTTGGCAATCATGTCAGGATCAGACACCGACACAGCAAGGTGCGGCTCGAAAGCCACACCCCGCCACGAAGTCGGTTCGTCACCCAAATAAGTGACAAGCATCATGCGTCAATCACACCCAAGAGCGAGATTTGCACCGTGCCAGCCGCAGCGGTTGCAGCAGCAGCCGTTGCAGTCAGGTTGATGGTGGTTTCTTCGGTGTAACGGAATTGATGACCAGCCACGTCAATTGCGCTAGAGATGCCACCAGTCCGACCGATGGTCAAACCAGTCAGAATGCGGTCATTGTCAGTTGCGTCACCAACAGCCAAAGTCAACAGCGGTGTGCCGTTGGTGTCCATGTCGGTAGCTTCAAGGGTTGCGTGAATGAGCGTAAAGCCCTTTGGAACGCGAACCAAAGGGGTCACGGCATTGAGCGCCAGACCAGCGGTCCCAACTGCAACCGTGCCAGCAACACACACAAGCGTGTTAGCCATGCCACGAGAAGCAACTGGGTTAGTCAAACCATTTGCAAGAGCCATTGTCTTGATCCTTATGAGAAGAGGGAAAAGCCCGGCACTTAAGCACCGGGCTCAAAATTAGACGCCAGTGAAAACGCTCACGATGCCATGCTGACGGTTGCCAAACATGACCTTCGCAATGCCGCGCTGTTCTTCGATGCCGACGTTATTGATAAAGTCGTAATCGTTGTTGGTGTCTTTGGTAAAGCGAGGCATTTGACCCCACGCCATTGCCAAAGCCTGAGCGCCGCAGAAGTAGCTTGGAGCCACGTTTGCAGACGATGCACCTACACCCAACAAGATTGGCAACTCTGGAATCTCAACGATGATAACGCCGTTGTATTCCAGCATACCACCGCTGAAGATGATGTTGGTTTCAGAGCGTGGCAATGCGTTAGAATTGACGGTTTCAAGGTCAGCCTTGAGGTGGTTGAATGCGATGGTCGGAGCGAACATCACAAACTTTTCAACGCCATCTTCACCAAATGCCATTGGCTGCAAAGCGTTCACCAAGCTATCGGTGCGGCTTTCAGTCATTGCCAACGCTTTAATGCTGTCAATGTGGCCACGGCTCAAACGCTCTGCGCTGTTGACGTTGGCCAAAGACGACGCAAAGTTACCAGCAACAACTTCGTTAGCAGCCGAACCACCAAACCAAACGCGGTCGGCATTGGCAGCGATAAAGGCGTTGCGCTGCGTTGCGTTTGCATCCGCGTAAGGAACGTATGTTTCCACGCCATCTTCTTCATTGAAGCGGGTTTCATCATAGGCAACCACCGACAATGCGTCATGCAAGCGATACTTCAAGTCCCAGGTTGACCAAGTGCGAAGTGCGTCACGTTGCGCGCGGTAAAGGTCAATCGAAGCTTTCTTTTGCTCCGACTTCTTCACAGCAGCAGCGTTACGACGCCACACAGGGCGGATACGCATGGAAGTGTTAACAATGCCAGCTTCGTTACCAGCCAATTGACCAGTGCCGACGCCGCTATTCTTAACAGGGTAAACGATAGGAACGTTCAGTTCCTTGCCTTCATCGTTCAGATCGGAATAGGTCTTGATGACCTTATCCATGCCCGAACCCATGAAAGAGGTAAGACCAGTCTTGCGAATATAGGCCTTAAAATAGTCAGGCTGAAACTTAATAAGTTCGTTAGCCGTGGCAACGGTAGTAGTAGCCATTGTTTTCAGTCCTTATGGAAAGACAGCGTTGAACACATCCTGTTCATTCAATGGCGCGTTAGCCTTAGGGGGACGAACCCCACCAGCTTGCGCAATTGATTTCAAGGAGGTCATTGCCGATTGAGGGGAAGCCGCTAACGGAGCCGCAGCGACGGGTTGTTGGGTTTGCATCTGTTGCTGTTGCCAAGCCTGAAAAGCCGCGAAGGTCTCAGGAGTTACTTGGCTGGCGATTTGGTCGCGTTTGTATTCAGCAACGGCTTCAGCATAGGGGTTTGAGGATTGCGCCATGCGTTGATTAAAATACGGATCAACGTTGCACTTATTGAACGCCCATTCATGAGCCTTTTCAACCAATTCAGCCCCGTGGGTCTGCTTGGCCAGTTCTTTGGACATTTCCAAGCGCATAGATTGCATTTGAGCCTGTAGCAAAACCACAGGGTCAACATACTCATCTTCTTGAGGTTGAACGAATTGTTCAAGATATGCGGCACGTTGCTCCGCTTCTTGACGCCGACGTTCTTCCTCTTGACGCTTAAACCGCTCTTCATGAAGCACCGCAAGGGGAACACTACGCTCCACAATTGGTTCTTCTTGGATTGGTTCTGGAATAGGGTCAGGCTCAACAGCGGGAACCGCAGCGGCTTGCTGTTCTACTTGAACCTCTGGCACTTCAACAGCGGCTTGCGCCTCTGGTTCGTTACCATCCAAAAAAGCTAAAGGGTCTGACATGGTTACTCATCCTCTTGCGCCCGAACAGCGGCGGCCTGAAGCGCCCGACAACCCGGCGGCGGCTCGACCAGTTTTACACCGTGGCCATAGGTGAAGCGCCCGTTAATCCCGGCGGCGGATTAAAAGAGTTCATCGCCATTGCAGCATTGAACCCTAATTCTTGTTGGATTTGCGCGGTCTGTGCCTTCTTGTATTCGGCCTCCGCCGTCACCTTTTCAGCTTCAGCAGAGCCCTTTTGTTGTTCTGCTTGCTGTTCAGGATTAGGTTGGCCTTTAGCACTCTCCAACGCTTCCAATAATTCGCGTTTGTTTGGTAGGCTTGAAGCCCGAATAATCAACTCAGGCGGAATTGGCAGGCCATTAGCCGCCATCTGTGCCAAAGCCTCGAACTGCACCTCTTGCAACGTCGTGGTATCAGGCTGCGCGTCAACGATGATGTCCATATCCATCTCAGCCAAGCGGTTATTATAACCCGTGACCTGTGGTGTCATAATCGTCATGGGAACGCCAAACGGTCCCATTTGCTGTTGTGGCACCATTTCCACAATCGGCTCGTTAATCTGCAACATCTGGACGGTTTTAAGATCATCCGTAATGCGGATCATCTTAGGATCAGTGTAAAACTGACGAGCCCTCGCCCACATTGCTCGATAGCAACGCAAAGTAAAATCAGACAAGCGCACAAAGACTGGGCTCAATTCCTGCATGCCAGCCTGTTGACGCTGACGAATGGCAATCCCAGACTGATTAGCGTCTTGCCTACCCAATACCGCAGGCGCAGGCGTCAAGCGGTCGATGTGCTGCTTGGCATCCTGAAGCAATTGACTTTGAAATGACGCCATGTCCGTCGCAGGCACGGGCTGATAGCCAACAGGGATAATCCCATCAGGTCTAGCAGCCTCTCGCCTTGCCGTCTCAGCATCCACATCTGGAATGATATTCGGATCGGGAACCGCCATAAGCTGACGATTAGACGCATGCTGCAATAGCTTTTGACGCCGCTTGTTAGCCTCTTTCTGGACTGGAATCATGGTCTGGACAGGGCCATACCTGTTATTATCCACATCCAAATAGATTGAGAACGCAACCACACCACACGCTGGACGGCCACGAGCATCAACCAACGGACTGGGGCCATGTTCCAGCATGCAATCGCGCGTGAACAACGACCGCATCCATGTGCCGCGCTCACGATGGTATAATTCAACCACCGCAACACGCCCGCCCGTCTTGCCCTTGTCAGCCCATTGAAAGCGGGGCTTGTCATCCATTGCAGGATCCATCGCAACAGATTGATCTTGCCGACCTCGTAACTTTTCTTCCTTGTCTGGAAACATGCCCACAAGGTCTTCAATCCATGCCCACCGGTGGCGGCCTAGATACCTAGCGTCTGAGAAATCATATTCACGGCTTGCAGCGTCCCAAATGAACTCTTCATTCTTGATACGTTCACAGCCAATATCTTCGCTGTCTTCATCCCACCCAATGATGACCGCGCCTGCATGGCCAATCACGGCATCTTCAAGGCAATCACCGCGCATCACACTGTCAAAACGGTTTATGTCGCTGACGTAGCGCAGAACCTTAGTGGCAATCTCTGCCGCCTGTTCATCATCCACATTGCGAGGCAAAGCGCGCGGATCTACCTGCATGTTACGAGCAACACCCGTAATCGAGTTAATGGCAGGCTGGATATAATTCAGAACCACATCCGGCAACCGAAGGCGCTTGAACGCTTCCAACTCTTGCGGCGTATATTGTTGCCCGTCATAGAACTGGCGACCAAGCACAGACCAGTCACGGCTTTTAATCGTGTCAGACACGCTATCTTCGACCAGACCCACCACACGCATAAGCTGAGGGCCGTAATCGACCTCTTGCGTGGCTTCTGGTTGATTTAAACTGTCATCCACGAATTATCCTCCGAAGCCCGCTTTAGGCCGTAGTCTCGAACCTTGGGCTTGTTGGTATCTTCATCTTTAGGCTTTGCAGCCCGACGAACCGCCTCACACGCATACCGCAGCGCATCAATGCAGTTGTTGTATTTGTCCTCTAGGATCGGCAAAACTTCCTCGGTTGCAGGATCAACCTTGTAAGAGTAGTTTTCCAACTCCCGACGCAAAAGCACATCACACCGTGGATGCACCACAATGTCATAAGCCTTCAAAAACCTCACGCCCTCTTCAATTGAGCCCGGCCCTTTAACCGCTGACACCATCTTAAAGCCAGAGCGCCGCATGTAGCTAATCGTCTCAGGCCTTGCACTATCCGCACAAATTGGCCAGCGCCTTGCATTTGGCACTTTGTCGAACATATCAGGCGTTGCATCAATCTCGACACCAACGCCAGCCTCGCAATAGTCAATCCGTATCTCACGACCGACAATATGCGCACGAATAAGCACCGTAGGATCGTTAGCAAAACCCCAGTCAGCCCCAAAGCGATGCACCGCATTGTGTGGCGTCTCAAACTCTTCCACACGCCAGTTACGAAACACCGTTGCTTGTGACTGGCTTAAATACTTGCCATCCCAAACGTGCGCGGCCATGTCAGGATCACGTTGTCTGTCCCGATCCATGTCCTCTTTCAAGGCCTCTGGAAACCAAGGGTTATCCAACCAGTTAACCGACACAACCACCGCATCAGATGGCGGCGCAGAGCCACGCAACAACGCATCAACAGGGTCATCAGCCTTGGCAGGGTTCCATGAGAACCAAATCTCGCTTCCAGGCTTACGAATGGTTGGCGTCAATGTCCGTAGTGACTTAGCCGAAAGGCTTTGCGCCTCTTCCACCCAAGCAATGTCAAAACCCTCAAACGACTTGAAACTATCAGCCGTGTGGTTCTGCATGCCAGCAAACACAATGCGCGAACCGTTGCGGCCCCGTATCTCAGTGTCGGTCGATGACGCAAAGAACGCCTGCAGCCCCAGCTTGACAATCTTGTCGTGCAAAAGCTGCTTAACCGAATCCTTCAGGCTCTTTTGAATCTCACGAACGCAGACCGCGCGCGTCTCACCCATCAAGCACCGTTCAATCAACAACTCAGCAAAGAAATGCGACTTACCCGAACCCCGACCACCGTATGCACCCTTGTAGCGTGCTGCCCTGAGCAAAGGCTTTGCCCAGCGCGGTGTGTCAATCGTTAGGATCGACAATTCGCCTCTCAATCATTTGAAACTGCATTGGTCCGCCATCAGCGCCTACGTTCTCGTTGACGACACGTTCGCCAAACCGCTTAGGAAGCAGACGGGACAAAATCCATTTGCGAGAATCAATCTGGACGCGAGCCTTTGCTGCATCGTCGCAACTATCCGCAATCATCAAAATCTCATTAGCGTGATGTGACAAAAGCCCGTCGCGCGCGCGTGTGTATTGCTTTGACCATTCGCCAGTTTCATCAGCGTCGATCCATCGCAAGACGGTAGCTTCTGATATTCCTTCATCTCTGCAAGCATGGCGAAGGCTCTTTCCACCTTCCATCGCAACGAACACAGCCCAAACGATATTGTTCTTATCGTCTTGAGTGTATGCTGGCATATTACACCAAAAGAAAAGGCCCGCCGCAGCGAGCCAGTTGGGGAAAGGAGGAACCACAAAATGACCATCACACGCAAAGCGAGATGATAAGCCTTTATGCCGCTGATTTGTTCCGAGGTCAATATGCCATAAACAAAATTATAATCAGCACCCAAAACGCCGTTGAGAAGCCAGCACCAATCAGAAATCCGTGAGCATGTGATAGGTTGTCGTCTTCTTTCATGCCGTCATCCTCAATGCGTCTCGCACAGCGGCTTCATACTGTGTTTTGGTTAGGTTCCAATCGTGAAGCCAAACCGGATCGGGGCTTGTAAGCTGGTTGCGTAGCCAAGTTGGGGTTTGCTCGATTAGCACCGACAATAGCGCGGCCTTGTGGTTATATTCTTGAAGGGTCATAACCGCGCCCTTGCCATGCGACCAAGTAAATCAATTAACGTTTCATGTGCCGCAACGTATTTACGCCCGCTTGCCATTGATCTAATCGAATGGCCCTGGCCTACAACATGCCGTAAAAGCCCTAGTTCTCCCGCTGACGTGCAAAACTTCTCAGCCCTTGCAACCACCCTACCAGAGTCAATAACCGCCTGTAACGCCGTATCTCTGTCACCAGGAGGCGTATCGTTTAGCGCGTTGCGACCCCGAAGACCCGCGCAAGCCTCATAGGCCCGCTGATATGCCAAACCCACCCTGTGCATGTCATCAGTTAACTCGCCAGCCTTGTGAAGTAAGCCCAACCCATCCAACGCCCGAACCTGACGAAACTCACCCCGCCGTTCAGAAGCCTTCTCGTCAGCCTCACGAAGCGCAGCGCGTTTAGATGCTGCCATTTCTTTAGCGCGTTCTGCTTGTGCTGTGGTGGTTATGTGGACGTAACTCATGAACGCTCCTCGGCTAAATCGACCATATCAGCATAATCTGTATCGTTAAAGCCTGTTGTAAATATCACGCCGGGAATACAAACCTGCACTTCAAGCCCTTTGCATGCAGCCCGCCTAGCCAATTCAAAAGCCGCAGCCTGCCCCGTAAAACTAGCATCGTTATCCCCAAAGATCATAACCGATTTGCAGTCTTCAGGCCATTGCCATTTTGCCAACATCTGCGCATTAATTGCCGACCATACAGGCATCTTAAACCGTTTTGCCGCTGCAAATGCCGTCTCTATGCCCTCGGCAATACCAAGAGGCCCATTACCATCCCAATCCATAAGACGGATGCAGGAACCTAACGCAACCGTGCCAGCGCTCATCTTACGCGGGCTTGCCATCTCGGCTTTATCGAATCCATCTTTGGTCAAAAACGTTCGATGCAAACTGGTTGGATTTCCCTCTGGATCACGGATCAAAGCAACCATGCAAGGACGTTGCCCACCTTCGCCATCAAACAATGCAGACCCAAACCGCAAATCCTTGACGTAGCTTTCCTGCACAACACCGCGGCGCTTCAAATAAACATCGGCAAGGTTTCCAGCTTCCATCTTTTGCGTTGCCACCCATATCTTTCGATTAGCAGCCTTCACATCTTCGTCAGTGCGCTCTCTTGGTATGGCATCAATCGGCATCTCAGCAGTGCCAACAATATCCGCAACATCTTTCACCACGTCAATAAATCCCTTACCCGTTGCTTTCTGTGCAAGGTGGAACCCATCACCAGCCCCACAATTTGAGCAAAACCATGTGCCGTCACCGCCTTGGTTATCAAATCGAAACCGATCCTTGCCACCGCACAAAGGACAGGGCCCGTGTTTCTTGTGCAGGTGCGTTTCACTTATTCCCATTGAGATTAGGATGCCACGCCATTTCCCCCGAGCCGCTTCCTTTGTCTGTTGAATATTCACGCTGCAATCCCCCCTAATTTTGCCTTCTCGGCTTCTTTCATTTTGGCAAAAGCAATCCGCCTTGACTTCTCATAATTCAGAAATGCTTGATCGGCCGGCAAACGATTATGCAACAAACCATTCGGCCAAACTCCAAACTTCCCCTTGTATAGCCCCTTTGCCAGCTTACCACCGCGCTCCCTGCTATCGTCAAGCCAAAGCGCCATAGACCAAAAGCGTTGCTTCTCAGCCATCGTTACAACCGTCTTTTTTCCGTCTCGTGACCGCTCCTGCAACTCCCCGTCAATCTCCCTCTCTACAGGCGGTAACTTTCGCTCATGGCCGCATGCAGGGCAGATAGAGACCCGTGGAGGCATCACAGCCTCACACTTAGGGCAAGGCTTCGGCAATGGCTTGTTGCGCTTTTTCTTGCCTGCCTGATCCCCGCTTAGGAAAGTGTCATAGTGAATGTCAGTAACAAACCCGACCCGTTGCGTGGTGTTGCCCGCATGGTCTAGCACAATGCAGCGCCCGTGCTCATCACCACAGCCCGGATTAACCCGAAGCCCTCGACCTATCCGCTGGACGTGTAGCATCTCAGAGGCAGTCGGTGCCGCGTCAATGATACACCCAACAGGCAAATCGACTCCCGTCGTCATTGTGCGAACCGAACACACCACTCGAATGTTACCGTTTGCAAAGTCGCGCTTGATTTGTTCCCGCTCAATCTTGTCGGTATTGGCGTCCATGTAGCCAGCCGCAATGCCGACCGCCTGAAACCGTTGCTGGAAGTCCTTGGCTGACAAGCAATCGACCGCAAATAGCAATGTCGGTTGGTTTTGCCCCTTCTCTAGCCACGTTTGAACAACGTTGCCGACAATGGCTTTCATAGCCTTTGAGGCATCCTTTTCCGAATAGTCATAATCGCCATCTTTCGTCTTGCGTAGCTTTGCCCCCGACATGTCAGGAATATCCGCCTCATACACCACAAAATCAGACAGCAGGCCCGCTTCAATCAAATCCTTGCTAGTAGCCGCCACAACCAGATCATCCCACTCAGCGTCCATCCCTACGCGCCACGGAGTAGCAGTAAGGCCAACAAACCGTGCGTTAGGATTGCCCTTCATTAGCTTCAGGATGCCTTCGCTGCGAATATGCGCCTCATCGACAATAAACAGATCGGCCCGAACATCATCGCCACGGTTGACCAATGTTTGAGCCGAAGCAATCACAACTTGCGCATGTTTGTTCTTGGTGTTGCTGCCCTGAATGATGCCGATGTTGTGAATACCCTCTCGACCAAATGCAGCCCTAGTCTGTTCAATCAGGTTCAACATCGGAACCACAAAAACGACACGAGCGTTAGGGTTCTTCTTCCATGTCAGGTTAATGATGGAAGCAGCAATGAACGTCTTACCACCACCAGTGGCAAGCTGTAGAACTGGCCTTTTGCATCCACGAGAGAATGATGAACGCAGCCCGTCAATCGC